GCTTTACAAAAATATATTAGTAGTAATTCAACTAATTTAGAAAAAACTAATTATTTACTTTCTAACACAACATATACTTTATAATGGCTACTACAGAGGAAAGAATAAAAGCTGCCCAGAAAGCATTAGACGATGCTACTAAATTGTATAATGATGGAGAAAGACAATATAGAAAAGCAGAAGCAGCATATAATCAGGCTAAAATAGTAGCAGCACAAGCTTCTGCGTTTGCAAAAGCATTAGGTAATACTAATGTTGATACAGTACAAGCTTTAAGACTAGCCGCTTCATTTGCACCTGATCCTAAAGAATATGCTGCTGCTGTTAACCAACCAGGAGCAGATATTCAAGCTATACAAAAACAGCAATTGAATGGTGCTGTTGGAAAAGCAAATGTTGCAGAACTTGCAAGAAAAAAAGCACAAAAAGAAATACAACAAGCTACTAAATTCATAAATGGAGTTAAAGCACGTATTAATGTTATAAAAAACCAATTAGGTATAGTAATATCAGGTATTTCTTTAAGACGAAAAGCAGATGCCCAAAAATTAAAAAGTACAATTAAAGTAAAAACTAAACGTAAAAAAATTACTTTAAATAGTGCTAGAGCGTTTATAAAAAAGAATAAAGCCGCTATTAAAGCAGTAGCTAAAGCCGCACTATTATTTGTTACTGCTAAAGTATTAAATGACCAAATCCAGGCACTATCTGCTACTGTTCAACAACTAGGTGAACTTGTAGACTCAGTAAATGATCAAATCGAATCAATTGAAACTAAACAAGACGTTTTAAAAGCAAGAGTAACACGTGATGCTGCTTTAGTATCATTAAATAGTGCTGAACGTCAAATAACAAAGATTAGAGATACTTTTAAAACTTTAGAGCTAATACTTACTATAACATCGTTAGCATTAAACATTTTGTTATTATTCCCTATACCGACAACACCTAAGGTTGTACAAAAAATAGTAAACGTTATATTAACTTTAGATTCTATTACTATAATTATAGGCATTACTCGATCCGCCCTTGACGATTTAGTTGCCGAAGTACAATACCAAAAATCTAGGTTATTACCAATAAGTGATGTTATTGATCAAGCTATTAATGACAATTTAGAACCATCAGAAATTGCTAATTTATTGTCTGGAGGTAATTTAGGTCAATTAGGATTGTTAGATGGTGTTACATATAGAGGATTCCGATTTGCTGTATATGAAGAAAATGATCCTCGATTTGTCGTAGCTGGTAATAAACGTCGTTACGCTGTGGTGTTGGATAGAAGTGGATTCATAGTTCTACAATCTCGCCCATCATTTACTTTAGAACCTACTGTTTTAGTTGAAGAATTAAAACTAATTATAGATGAACGAAATCTTGAACCTTAATATTTATTGATATGGAAACACAAAAACTAAAAAATCTTATTAAAGAGTCAGTTAGAGAAGTTTTGAAAGAAGAATTAGCCAATCTTGGAAAACAAAAGATTCAAGAATCTTTTACACAACAAGAAGAATGGCCAACTATTAAAATGAACACAAGTAACACAAACCCAGCGTTACGTTCAAGTTTAATGGAAAAAATGGGAATGGTTCCACCTGCTATGCCTCAAGCTAAGCCAACAACGTTTGCTGAAAAGCAAAATGTTTATCAAAACATGCTTGCTCAGGTAGCCGCGGAAATGAAACAAAACCCAGGAGAAATAAATAACTTTAGAAACGCTCAGTAATGGCTTATACAAGAAGTACTAGAATTGATCCTAGAGATCTACAAAAAAATACAGCGATTGGTGTTAAGTTACCATTTAATGCCCCCGCTGTATTTTATAGTGTATTTTCAACTAATGATCAACTTAAGTATAATCTTATAAACTTACTATTAACCGCTAAAGGCGAACGAGTTGAGAACCCTGAATTTGGTACAACTTTAAAAGCTCAATTATTCGAACAAATAGATCCTACATCATTTGGTGATATTGAAGATAGTATATTAGAAAGTATTCAAATATACATTCCCGAAATAAGAGTAAACAGAATAGAATTTTTACCTGATATAGATAGAAATACGTTAACCGTAAGTATATCATACCAAATATTAATATCCGGACAAACAGACACAGTAACAGTTAATTTTGAATAATGGCAGATAACAAAAACATATCTTATTTAAATAAGACATTCCCTGAATTTAAAGCATCTCTTATTGAGTTTGCTAAAAATTACTTCCCAAACACTTACACTGACTTTTCAGAAGCATCTCCCGGTACTATGTTTATCGAGATGGCTGCTTATGTGGGTGATGTGTTGTCATTCTATACTGATACTCAAATTCAGGAAAACTTTGTTTTAACTGCTAAAGAAAAGACAAACTTACTGAATATGGCTTATTCTTTAGGTTATAGACCTAAATCATCTTACGCCTCAGTTTCAATTGTTGATTTCTACCAAAGAGTACCTATTATATCTGGTACACCTGATTTGAGCTATTGTTTAATTATTCCTGAAAATACGCAATTACAGTCTGCTACTACAGGTGTTAACTTTTTAACGCTTGATAAAGTAGATTTTTCTGATACTGCTTCTGTTGAAATTAGTCTATACGACTCAAATAATTACTTATTTAAAAAATCAACTAGAGTAATATCAGCTGAATTAAAAAATACAACTTATACATTTGGTCCTCCTGTTAAATTCACATCTGTTGAATTAAACGAACCTAATTTTTTACAAATACTACAAGTATCAGGTAGTGATGCTAGTAACTGGTATGAGGTACCTTATTTAGCACAGTCAAATGTTATTAATAAAACAACTAATACTGGTGCTAATGCTACTAAAGTTCCTTACTTAGCAAGTTTACTTGAAACACCAAATAGATATGTTACAAGAATAAAAACAGATGACATTGTAGAATTACAATTTGGTTCAGGAATGTATACACAAGATGCAGATGATGTTATTATTCCTAACCCAGATACTATTCAACTAGGTTTAGTACCATCAGTAGATACATCTGACTTAGTAAATGACTACAACCAAGCAGCTGTATTCTATACCAAACAATATGGTGTTGTACCAGCTAATGTGACTTTATACGTTCAGTATATTGTTGGTGGTGGTGTTGAATCAAATGTTCCGGCAAATGATATTATCATAATATCATCAACTGCTGGTATAAGCGCTGTTAATTCTGGAAATACTACTACTTCTTTGACTACTTTAGTTTGTACAAATCCTATTCCTTCTACAGGAGGTAGAAGTGGAGATACAACTGAAGAAATTCGTTTGAATACATTAAATTCATTTTCAGCACAATTAAGAGCTGTGACTAAGGATGATTACATGACACGTGCTTTAAGTATGCCTTCTGATTTTGGTACAATTGCTAAAGTATATGTTGAACAAGCATCAGCATTATCTGTAAGTTCAGGAAATGATCCATTAATAGATAATAATCCTTTAGCATTATCAATGTATGTTTTAGCATATGATAGTAGTAAAAAACTTGAAAATGCTACAGCTGAATTAAAAACTAACTTAAAGAATTATCTTGAACCATTTAGAATGGTTACAGATTCTGTTAATATTAAAAATGCATTCTATATTAATTTAGGAGTTAATTTTGATATAAACGTTATTCCTGGCTTAAATAATAACCAAATATTGTCTGATTGTATATTAGCATTACAAAATTTCTTTGATATAGATAAATGGCAAATAAACCAACCTATTGTAATATCTGATATATATTCTCTATTATTACAAGTAAAAGGAGTACAATCTGTTGTCAATGTTACCTTTACAAATAAATCTGGGAGTGGATATTCCCCATACAGCTACGACGTAACTGGGGCAATTCGCAATCAAATTTTATACCCATCATTAGATCCTGCTGTATTTGAAATAAGATATCCTGATGTTGATATCCAAGGTAGAGTTATAACTTTCTAATAGCTCTATATTTATTACAAACACATAGCATAGATGGCCATCTATAAAATATACCCTGAAAAGGATACAACAATTTATTCTGCCTATCCCACAATGAATACGGGGTTGGATCAGATATTAGAAGTACTAAATCAAACTAGTTCGTTTGGTGTTAGTGCGTCTGTATCTAGAGCATTAATTCAATTTCCGTCATCTGTTATAAATGACGTTATTGCTAGTAAAGTAGGAAATAGTAGCTACGAAGCATATCTAAAAATGTTTGTAGCAAACGCTACTCAATTACCTGATACCTATACATTAGATTTTAACCCAATTTCGGGGTCATGGAATGAAGGAACAGGACGTTACCTATATAATCCATCTGTTACTTCAGATTGTACTTGGATTCAAAGAGAAAATTTACTTAACTGGGCAACTGGAAGCTTAAATGCTAATACAAACGCTATATTTTTAAATAACTCTCCTGGTGGTGGTGTTTGGTATACTAACTACAGTGGTTCACAGACATTTACTATAGATCAATCTAAAGATATAGATGCTAATGTTACTAGTATTGTAAGAGCATGGCGTAGTGGTTCTATACCTAATAACGGTATTATTATATCTACTGAATTGCTTTATGAATTTAATACTTCATCATCTTTTGATTTAAAATATTTTTCTAAAGATACACACACTATATATCCTCCACAACTTGAAATTAGATGGGATGATAGTAGTTACAATACAGGCTCATTAACCGTTTTAGCTAATGATAATACTATTATCACTTTAGGAAATAATATAGGTCAATACAACACAGATACAACATATCAGTTTAGAGTAAATGCGAGACAAACATATCCCGCTAGACAATTTGTAACTCAATCAGTTTATACGTTAAATAACGCGCTACCTTCTTCTTCATATTATGCCGTACAAGATCTAGATACTGGTGAATATATTGTTGATTTCAGCGTTAACTATACTAAAATAAGTTGTGATAGTAATGGTAATTATTTTAAACTATATATGGCTGCTTTTCAACCTGAGAGATACTATAAGATTCTAATCAAGTCATCTTTCGCAGACGGATCAACGGTAGTATTTGATAATAATTACACATTTAAAATTAATAAGTAATGTCTGAAGTAATTCCTGTAGAGCTAGCTGTCTATAATAAGGATAGATTTTCTAAAGTTATAGATACACAATTTAGTGAATTAACGGTACCTGAAGTAATCGCACCGGAAACTACTGTTGATGATTTTTTTGCTTTATATAACGAATTATTTTTTGAGATTCCTAAAGAAGGAGATATAAATTCTCATAGATTTATTTTAAATAGAGCAACAGAATATTTAGGAGTACAGCTTGCTGATGACGTTAATATACAAGCATTATTACAAGAAATAACAGATTTAAGACAACAACTGCTAGCAGCTGAAACGGAAAATGTTAATTTAACCCAACAATTTACAAATGGCGGATAATATTAAAATAGTAGGTCAGATTACAGACACATCAATAGTAACTCGTTATTCTGTACAAGACGAACAGTTACTTTTGCCTATATTACAAAAAGATACTTTTGGTCAAATTGATGACTATATTGAATATTTTGTTTTTGATTTAGGTGGTAGTGTTCTTAATTCAGATTACAATTACAAATCATATAAACTTCCACCTAATACAGGTTACTCACAAAGTTTATTACCTAATATTGAAATAGATCCTATTCAAGATATTGAAAATTTAGGATACCAATCAGGTGACGTTACGTCTAGATATAACTTTTTTAGAAAAGTATCAGGCCAACCATTTGATAATCAATTATTCATTCAGCAGATATCAACAGATAGAACTGAAATAAGAGTAAACTCAACAATATTATCTGATGAACAGTTATTGGCTATTGTTACTGGTTTTGCTGGAAAACAAGAAAGTGTTCCTTATTACTACTATGTAATTTTAAACTTTGGTAATAATAACCAATCAATAGCTGTAAATGCTTTAAGTAGTGTTGATGAAAATGGTGAGGTAAGTATATTATTTAAATTATACGAACCATTACCTATTAATTTTGACTTAAAGAGTACATTTTGGATTGTAGAAGAAGTTATTAATCCATACATATTCGATGTTAGTTTAAATAAATTAATATCAACACCTCCTCAACCACAATTAAAAGGTCCTAATTTTGCTATTGATTTACAAATCAAAGAAGCAGTTCCAACACCGTATAGTAATTTTAATCAACTTATCACCACATTAACTGGTTCTTATTATCAAGCTGTTTTAAATACTCTTGCTGATCAAGAAACAAACATTAATATCAACTACAGTATACTTAATGAATTTGTACACTATAGTTCAGCTGAAAATAGAATAAGTAATTTCATGTTTAAGATGGGTGAAATTGAAACCTATCAAAGTGAAATTAGTTCAAGTACCCCTTTAACATCAAGTAACGCATTACTATCAGCTTCAGTAAATAGAGCAAGTTCTAGTATCAATGCTGTTATTGCTGGGTTTGATGGATTTGAAACTTATCTTTATTTTACATCAAGTTCATTAACATCATCTATTGTAGAATATACTTTAGAAACGGGTTCTTTCCTCCAGTATAACATAGCACCATATCCTAAATCTAATTCTACTCAACCATATACATCGTATGCTTCATCATCTGTAATAGCACGAAATTGGTTTGCTACGGCATCCAATGTTGCTTTAGCATATGATTTAAGTAATAAAGATTTATTATTAGATGTAATACCTTCTTATGTAAGAGACGATGTAGATAATTACTATCCGTACATTGTATTTGTTAACATGATAGGCCAATATTTTGATAATATTTGGATCTACGTTAATAAATTAACAGATGTTTGGGATAACGATAACAATATTAATAAAGGTATTTCTAAAGATTTAGTATACGATTGGTTAGAATCATTTGGTGTTAAAGTATATAATAGTCAAGGTAACCAAACCGTATTAGATTACAACGTTGGTGGATATAGCGGTAGTGTTGATTTTAATGGTGATTATTCTCCTTCAAGTAGTTTCTTAAACAATGTTCCTAGAAAAGACTTAGTAGTAGACACGTATAAAAGAATTTATCATAACTTACCTTACTTATTTAAAGCTAAAGGATCACATGGTGGTTTACAAGGCTTAATAAACGTATTTGGTATTACAGGTTCAATATTACCTATTAAAGAATATGGTGGTACAAATGATTATCAAGATTTACAAGGATACACAACCGATAAAATTAGATTATCATC